GCTATAAGACCTATATATAACTATAATCATTATCCAAGTAATCGTTATCCTATTATACCTAACTATCCTTTTTATTATAGCCCTCATAGGTATAATCCTATTTATGGTCAAAGACCTGGTAATAATATTAATATACCAAATGCACCTTCTATTAGTGGATCAGGATCTAATATATCAAGTCCCGCTATAGTAAGTCCACCATCAAATCCACCAAACCCAGCAAAAAGTAATATGAAAAAAAATAATTAATTATGAGTGGAGAAAAAACATTTTTTAGAAGTAGAAGAAGAGGTGGTAAAAGTGACTTAATTAATATGGTTAAAGCCGAAAGAGTTAAGAAAAGAGCTATGAAAAAAGCTAATAAGAATAAAAAATATAAAGTTCTATCGCCTAGAGGACCTTTCTAAATAAACATTATGTGGACATTATTTAAAGATAAAAACGATATTAACGAAAAGAATATCATAGGATTTGCATCATTTATAGTAATGACATTATTTGCTATAGCTGATCTTGTTACTAGTTTTCTATTTATTGATGGGGAATTAGTTATAAACGAAGTAATATATAACTCATTTGTGTGGGTTACACTAGGTTGCTTTGGAATATCTGCTTTTGAAAAAGTTAAAAAATAATTATATTTTTGATACTTTAGATTTTTTAGGTGCTGATTTAATTCTTTTCTCACCCTTCATCCAATCTGTATACTCAACACTCGATTGAGTTAAATCACTTAAAACATGCCAATTTAATAATCCGTTTCTTTCAAGAAAAGATACGTATTGTTGTTCTAACACCATATCATGGGCAGAAGATTCTCTCATGTATACAGGTAAATGCCAACTATGAGGATCACATTGACTAAAATTACCTTCTTTATCACCTCTTCTTTCTTTAACAGTTTTAGCAAAAAAATCAAAACCTATTAAGTCTAAACTTTTATAAGTTTTAATTTTATTCACAAACCATAATATAGTTATAAATCCAGCACTAGGTCTTAAATCTTTACAACCTAATATATCTTTATCAAAAGCTTTCATTATATCTATAATTTCTTTATCAGAATACATTTGTGTGTACTGCATCCCTTTAGGTAAATGTTCTTCAAATACCCAATTTTTTAATTGTAGATTACCTCTACATCTATTAACAAGTATTTCAGTATCTTTCCATCTACCGTTTTCAAACTCTTCTCGTAACTCATTATATATAGGAGCTCTAAATTGACCTGTAACCCATATATCACATCGTTTACCTATAGATTTTTCTTGTTCACTTGTAGCTGACATAGCTCTACCGAAACGAACCACAATATCATAGCTATCTATTTTTTTAGCTAATTTGTGCTTCATTATTTCTACTGAGTTACCTACGAATACTATTTTTTTATTTCTTACAAACTCTTGTATACGTTCCACCATTCTTCAGATAATTCCGCGTCTTTATATTTATCAAACCAAGGTCCACCATTAGTATAGTGAATAGCCTTAATATATTTATGTTTTTTATAATAACCTACTAAGTGATTGTATTTTAAAGGTATTCTACCTATCTCATTATCTTTAGCCCAACCAAACTGATGTAATTGAGCAGCACCTGCATTATCTAGGTATTCTTTACTTAGATCTTTACATTTTTCATTGTTAAATAACATTAGAGAACTCCAACATTTTCTTGGATAGCTCTTATTTTTAACACCGTCCATTTTTGTTTCATGTATATTTTTAATTATACTATCATTATGTTTTACAACAGCAACTTTTTTATCTCTTAAATATTGTAAAACTTCTGATGGATTACATTTCCAAACAAAATCATTATCACAAAATAATGATACACCATTATAATGAGATAACAATGGAACATAAAATCTAGTAAAAGAAAACTCTGTTGATTCTCCTTCTATTTCTTTTCTACCATAAACACCTACTCGTGTTAAAGATTTTTTATCTAAATATTTTATCTCATGTTCTCCTTTTTCTGAATGATCCTCAATAGATTTTCTACAAACTCTAGTAGCTTGTGGATATTTAGAATCGTGTCCTATATATATTTTCATACTAATTGTTTTAAAATTTCTTCAAATTTATTTAACTGTATCATATTAGATCCGTCACTCCATGCGGCACTTGGATTTTCATGTACCTCAAAGAAGTAACCATCAATGTCTACTGCTTTAGCGCATTTAGCAATGTGTATAGCATACTTCGGTTGACCAGCTGTTGTATCACCTGAATTAGGTCTCTGTGTTGAGTGTGTACAATCTATTATAACTGGTACACCTAATTCTTTCATATCAACAACTTGTCTAAAGTCTACAACAAGATCACCCATGCCAAACATTGATCCTCTTTCAGTTAGCCATATATTATTATTACCTGTACTTTTAACTTTATTAACTGCGTGGATCATTTTAGATCCATCAACAAACTGTCCTTTTTTAATATTAACTGTATTTATAGCATCTCCAGCTTCAATTAATAAATCAGTTTGTCTACATAAAAACGCTGGTATTTGTACAACATCTATAACATCTTGCAAATGATCTATTTGCCAAGTTTCATGAACATCAGTAGTTGTTTTACAACCTACAAGTGTTTTTATTTTATCAAATATTCCTATAGCTTTCTCTAAACCAATACCTCTTTTAGAGTGTACTGATGTTCTATTAGCTTTATCAAAAGATCCTTTAAATACATAATCAAAATTATATTTATCAGCTAATTCATTTAGGTTCTCAGCTAATTTCATAGCTTGATATTCACTTTCAATGCTGCATGGTCCAGCTATCAATATCTTCTTTTGTGTTAATTTCTTTTCCATTATATTCAATTTTAACTACATCTA